CGGACTCCTAGCGGCCCAAACCGCTGCATCCGCCGAGCAAGCACGGAAGACCCGATACGAAGCGGACATACTCCGCAACACATCGGACGCTACCGCGCACCAAGTGGCGCAGACCGCCCAAAATCTGGAAGCGCAAGGCCAAATCCTTGCGAAAGAATTCCAGCAGCGGCTGGCACAACTCAACCTCACCGAGGAACAACTGCGCGGAGAACGACTCCGCAACGACCAACAGAACCAGCTGAATCCGCTCATCGCGGAATATCAGAAATACATCACGGAGGCCGCGAGACTTGACATCCCAGAGAAAAAAGCCGCAGCGGATTTCTTCGAGAACATCCCTGCCAGCAAGTACATCACCATCATCCGACAGCTTGTCGGCCGCTAAGGAGAAACCAATGCTGAAATCCGCACACAACTACCTCAAATCCGCACACAACTACGACCCCGTCTCGCACAGCAAAGCCTCTGCGACACGGATCGACCCTGACAACGCCGGGGAAATCGCCGCCGTCCAAGACGACAGCAACAACATCAACGTGATCGCGCACAACATGATGCAAACCGGGGTCATCCCGCAGCACACGCTGCAACCGCTCACCGACTTCAGTCTCATCGACGTGGAAGACTATGCGGACGGCCTACGCCGCATAAAAGCAGCGAACCACGCCTTCATGGGACTTCCCCCGGAATTCCGTGCTACGTTCGACAACGACCCGTACAAGGCCGTCGACGCCTTGAACCGAAAAACCAACGCTGAAGTGATGGAGATGATCAATGCCGCGAAAGAAAAAGCCCGTCCAAACGCACCTACCGGTGGCGCTACCGGAGGATCTGTTCCAGCTGATCAACCAGGTCACAGCCTGTCCCCCGGAGCAACTGGGAATGCTGCAGGGGGCGATACGAAACCGGCTGGGTGACCTGAGGATGGCGCTCAAGATCGCCACCAGACGGGCCTAAAGGCCCTACGAGGGGCTGAGGGAGCCCCTCTGACCTACCCCTGATACCATCAAGTCAGGATCAGGGGTAACATGGCCTCCGGGGTGCAAATCCCGGAGGCCTTAAACTTTCGCTTGACAGGAGCTGACAGCTATGAACCGGAAACCCGTCAACAAACGCAACAGCGCGAGACAGTGGACTCGAGGTGCCAAGCACACGAAGGCCGCGAACACGCGGCCGAGTCCGACTCGAGGCGGATACCGCCTCTAAACATCATGGCGTGCACAAGGCCGCTCACGATGTACCGCGCCGGTGACGGCGCGGTTTTTTTTAGCCGCAAAAAAGCCGGGACTAAGGAGACTGGCGTCATCTATGCCGGAAAAAAGGCAATCGTTCTGAAGGAACGCGCAACGGAAATGGAAGTTCCGTGCGGGCACTGCATGGCGTGCCGAATTCAATACACGCGCGAATGGACCGCGCGAGTCATGGCCGAAACCATGGACCAAAAACACAGTCACTTCGTGACCCTCACCTACAAACCGGAACTACAGCCTTACGGCCTGATGCCGGACGATCTGACGAAATTCCTCGATCGACTGCGTTACTACCATGGACGCTTCCGCTACTACGCCGTGGGCGAATATGGCGAAAAACACAAAAAACCCCACTTTCACCTATGTTACTGGCCGGAAAACCCGATCCAGTTTGGCGAAAAGGTGGGGAGAGGCTTATGGAACTCAACGACAATCGCAAAGGCATGGGACCTTGGATTTAACTCAGTAAGTCACCGTCTTGAGACCGCCGCCGCGGGATACGTCGTTGGATACGTCCGCAAAAAGCTAGGGTCGGCTCAATACATCACAGACGATGGAGAGATTCTGCAACCGCCTTTCGCTCGAATGAGCTTAGGGCGCGGAAAAGATAACGGCATTGGAATGCCGTATGTCCTAAGAAATCAAACCGCTATCGCTAAAAATGGAGGAATAATACTAGGGGGTAAAAAATTACCAATCAGCAAAGACCTAGTGAAAAGAATGACCGCTGAAAATCAATCGCTAATAGAAACCACTAGGTATGCAAGAAGGAGGACACACACACAGAAAAACTTGGATGACATGGAAATCAATCTACAAGCACAGAAAAGGAATACAAAACTATGAAAGTTGCAATCTACTCCATCCTAGACAACGTAAGCGGCGCCTACGGGCAGCCGCAAGTCAGTCAAAACGATGGAACCGCATCGCGGTCCATCAAAGACCTGATGCAACGTGACGAAAACATCAGGAACCACGCGAACGACTATGCGCTCTACCGCATAGGAGAGTTCGACGACAACACCGGCACCATCGTGCCGGAAGAAAAACCACAGCTCGTAATCAAGCTGGGAACCCTCAAGGAGATCGCATAAATGAACCGCAACGCAAACGTCGAGAAACAGTTCGGCATGCAGCCGCGCGCGGACATCCCACGCGCAGCATTCCGCATGCACCAGAACCTGAAGACCACCATCGGCTTCGACAACGTAGTCCCGATCTTCTGCGAAGAAGCGCTTCCCACGGACCGCTGGCACGTGCAAGCGCAGTACTTCGGGCGATTGCTAACGCCAATCTTCCCCGTAATGGACAACCTCTGGCTCGAAGTCTTCTACTTCTTCGTACCCAACCGGCTGGTATGGAACCACTGGGAAAACTTCATCAGCGGGAGGAATCCCGATCCCCTCGACAGCACCACGTACACCATCCCACAGTTCCGCACGACAGCCGCGCAGACCTACTGCGCACCGGGCACCCTCTGGGACCACTTCGGCCTGCCGTGCTACGGACAGAATGGCGTCACGCCCGCCGGCGGCGCCATCAACAGCAAAGTAAGCGCACTGCCCTTCCGGGCATACAGCGCCATCTGGAACGAATGGTTCCGCCACCCCAACTGGGTGCAACCAAAAATGGGATGGACCGTGCCCGGAGCATACGGCGACGGCCCCGACACGGACGTCTACCTGTACCCGGCCCAGCGGTACAAGAAAAAGGACTACTTCACCTCAACGTTGCCGTGGCCACAGGCACGGACCAACGGAATCTCAATCGCGAACACCACCGGACCAATAACGGTGACGCCAGCAACAGGCGTATATCCAGTGTTCACGCAAGGCACAGACGTGCTCGGCTTGCAGATGAACAACGGCAGCGCCGCGGCCGGCTGGACAAGCGCCGCCACTGCAACCGGACAGGCACAGTGGGGACCCACCACAGGCCTTGAAATCACAGCCTCCGCGTTCAATACCGCGATCGGCAACATCAACCAGCTTCGAACTGCGTTCCAGTTCCAGAAGCTGTACGAACGAGACGCGCGATCAGGACCGCGCTACACCGAACAGCTGTTCGGGCACTGGGGCATCCTGCCCCAAGACTCGCGCATGCAAAGACCCGAATACCTGGGCAGCGCGAAGAAGAACCTCACCGTCAGTCAGGTTCCTCAAACCTCCGCAACCACCGCAGACGGCAGCGATACGCCTCTCGGAGAGCTCGCTGCCTACGTGACCGTCAACGCACACGCCGACTTTACCGTGTCCATCCCGGAACACGGCTACGTGATCGGAGTGGCCAACCTCTCCGCGGACGTGAGCTACCAACAGGGCATCCGCAGAATGTGGCGCAACGAAACGCGCTTCGACTTCTTCATGCCCGCCTTCTCACACATCGGAGAACAGGCGGTATACCAGAGCGAGATTTACTCAACGCTCCTCACTGGAACAACCACCGACAACACCATCTTCGGCTACATCCCCGCATGGGACCACTACCGATACTGGCCGGACATGATCACCGGATCGATGCGAAGCGAAGTGCCGAACACGCTCGATGCATGGCACCTCGCACAAGTGTTCACCGGGGCACCAACAAACGGCGCGGTATTCATGCAGCAAACGACGCCTATCAGCCGCGTCCTCGCGGACACCACGAACTACACCAACGCCGCGCTCAAACTGGACGCCCTACACACAGGCACCATCGCGCGACCGCTGCCAATGTTCAGCGTGCCGGGCCTCGTGGATCATTTCTGATGACCACTCCCGAAAAATGGGCATGGCGCATCGCGCTCATCGCGATGACTATCTTCGGCTTCACACTGGGCCTCAAATACGCAGCACCACAATAGATGCAAGCACCACACGACATGCACCGGAACGACGATCTGTTCCACACCCTCTACATCTACTACTTCTGGAGGAACCTCACATGGCTTGGGTATGGCCACTAGCACAATTCGGCCTCAGCGCCTACAGCGCCTACAGC